AATTGCAGATTTTTTAAGTGGGGATAAAATATATTCTCATTCTGAAATAATAGAAACAATCAATAATCCAGATAATGGATGGATTGATACAAACGAATAAAGAAATGAAATTTGAATTAAAAAGAAGATATGTGGTAAACTCAATAAAAACTTTAGAAGCTGGAGCGGTTATTGATGTAACTCAGGAAAAATATGAGTGGCTGGAAAAAAATGGATATGGAGAGCCAGAAAAAATAAAAGTAAAAAAAGAAACGAAAACAAAAAAAGCTCAAGAAGAGCAAAAATAAAATAAATATTAATATTATAAAATAAAAAAAATGGCAAACGGACAATTAAACGGAACGGATCTTGGAGTTTACATTGGAGGAACTTTAGTTGCATATTCAACAAGTGCTACTCTAAATGTAAATCACAGCCCACGTTCTACAAGTAATAAAGAAGATGGCGGATGGGAATCTGCAATGGAGGGTTACAGAAACTGGGATGTTTCATGTGATGCTCTTTATGCATGGTTAGACCCTGCTGGAAGTGCAATTTCAAATGAAACATTAAGTGAAATTTTTACTGGTTACATAACAACAAGAGCAAGTTTTACTTTAACTTTTGGAGTTACTTCATCTACAACAGGAGATACTAAATATACTGGAACTGCATGGTTAACATCAGCTTCACTTTCTGCTCCGAATGAGGACACAAGTACCTTTAGTGTTTCTTTCCAAGGATCTGGAGAATTGACGCAAACTATTGCTGCTTAATAGTTTATAAATTTAGAGCCTGCCCTTCCGTTTTCTTTTCTGAGTGGGGGGGTAGGTTTCTTTTAATATCAGAAAAGACAAAAACTTAGAAAAATGAAATATGAAATTTTAGAAATTGGAGAACACAAAATGGCAGTACGCTTTGGATTTAACGCTCTTAGAAAATACAGTTTAATGACTGGAGCAACAATGAATGATTTGAATAAATTAGCATCAGGACAATTAACTTTCAATGACGCTTTTAGTTTAATTTATTGTGGAATAGAAGATGGTTACAGAGCATCAAAACAACCATTTAATTATTCATTAGATGATGTAACTGATATGTTTGATGGGAACATGGATTGCATGGAAAAGGTTTTTAAGATACTTGCTAGAGCAATGGGAGATGGTAATGAAAAAAAGCCGAAGGCCAAGAGAGCCAAGAAGTAGAGCTAACTTGGCCAAAACTGGAACAAATAGCATTCGGACAATTAGGAATGAATGTTGATGATTTTTATGATATGTTGCCAAGAGAGTTCTGGAACAAAGTTGAGGGGTTTCATAACCTGGAAAATATGAGGCAAAGAAGTGATTGGGAGCGTACAAGATGGAGCACTTGTTTATTATTAAACATTCAGCTTCCTAAAAATAAAAGTATCAAACCAACAGATCTTATAAAGTTTGATTGGGAAAAAGAAGCATTAAAAATAGATTTTGAAGAGTTGAAAAATAAAGCAGAATTATATAAAAAAAGAATAGAATATGGCAAGTAAAGCAATTGGATTTTTAAATTTCAAATTTGGAGCTGATTTAAGTGGTTTTCAAAGAGCAATGAAAAAGGCTCAAAAGAACTTAAAGAAGTTTGGAAAAAATGTAACTAAGGCTGGACAAAATTTATCCAGAAATTTAACTCTTCCTATTTTAGCTTTAGGAGCTGCATCTATTAAAGCTTTTGATGAACAAGCAAAGGCCGAACAAAAACTTCTCACATCATTGAAGGGAAGGGAGGATATTCAACAAAGATTAATTGAACAAGCAAAAGAACTACAAAAAACAACTTTATTTGGAGATGAAGCTACTATTGCTGCTCAATCTATGTTAGCTATGATGGGATTAACAGAAGAGGAGGTTGTAAAACTTATTCCATTAATTCAAGATTTTGCAACTGCAAAAGGAATGGATTTAGTTACAGCTGCTGATCTTGTAGCAAAGTCAATGGGAAGTTCAACTAATGCTTTATCAAGATATGGGATTGAGATAACTGGAGCAGTTGGATCAAGTGAAAGATTAGATACAGCGGTAAATCAATTAACAGAAAAGTTTGAAGGACAAGCTAAAGCCGCTGCTTTAGTTGGAGCAGGTCCTTTAATTCAGATAGGTAATCAACTTGGAGATATAGCTGAAGAATTAGGTCAAAGATTAATGCCTTATGTAACAAAATTTGTTGATTATCTTAAAACTTTAATAAGTAAATTTGATGGACTAACAGAATCACAAAAAGACAACATTGTTAAATGGGGATTAATATTAGCTGCAGTAGGACCAGTTCTTATAATTATTGGAAAACTGGCTATTGGAATCTCTGCTTTGATTCCTTTATTAACAAGCATTGGTTTTTTAAATCCTTTTACTTTAATGATAGCGGGAGCAATTGCCGCTGTTGCAGCTATAACTAAAGTAGTTTCCGTTCTAACTGATCAATTTAATTTACAAAAACAAATAGATAGCGTAAACGAGCAAGCTAGAAAAAATATTGCAGATGATTTAATTAAAATTAAAGTTTCTACAAGGTTATTAACTGATGAAAATACAAGCTTAAGCTTCAAAAAGAAACTTCTGGATGATTTAAAAAAGACTTATCCTGGATATTATGATCAGTTAGATGAGGCAACCTTAAGCACAAAAAATTTAAAACAATCAAATGATAACTTAATAAACAGTTTATTAAAATTTAGTCAAATTGATGCTTTAAAAGGTAGGCTAACTGAAATACAAAGAGAAATTCTGGATGCAAATAAAAGTATTGGAACTTCATTTACTGAGGATTGGGGATTAACTTCTGGTTTTTCTCCTTTAGATATCTTATTAAAACATCTATCAATAACAGAAGGATTTGAGGATGTAAGTGAGTTAAAAACAGAGGCGGAAGCTTTAACAAAGATTCTTACAGCGTTACTGCTTGAAACAGCAGATACAAATGAAGAATTTGAAAAATTAGATCATACAACAACAAATTTATCATTAAATACCAATATAATAACAGAAAAAACTGAAAAATATTCAAAAGCTTTAGATCCTTTAATTGCAAAAATTAAGGAATATGCAGACGTTTCAACTAAAATGTGGCAGGATGGTGGGATTCTTGAGGGGCCAGAAAATATGTTAAATTGGACTGAAAAATTAACAAAAGCTCAAGAAGCTCATAATGCAACAATGGAATTGATGGAAGACATAATGTTTAATGCTGCTATGAGTGCTGCTAATAGTCAAGAAAAGTTTTTTAAATCATTTATTGAAAACATAAAACAAGCCATTAAACAACTCCTTATTCAATTAGCTGTTCTTACTGTAATTGCTCTACTATTAGGAGGAGGAACAATTGCTATTGGAGAAGCTTTTTCAATTGCAAAGGGAAAAGTTTTAGGATTTGCTGATGGGGGATTAGTTACTGGACCAACAACAGCTCTTATAGGAGAAGGGGTAGGCACGACTGCGTCAAATCCAGAAGTAGTTGCTCCACTTGATAAATTAAAACAATATATGGGAGGAGGGAATCAAAATATAATTGTAGAGGGTGTATTAAAAGGAAATGATATATATTTGTCAAATAAAAATACATCAGTAAATAGATTGAGAACAACATAATATGGCAAGAGCATCTTATAATTTACAAATTTTCAAAACAATACCATTAGAATCAGCTAATGGAACAACTTATACTGCAAGAATCTGGACTTCTTATTCTGGAGGAACAGATGAATGGCAATTAGCTTCAAATGGATTAAAATTAGATTGGGAATCAGCCAGTGTACAAGATAAAAATTCTCCAATATTAGCTTCAAAACTAACTATTGATGTATTAGTTGAAGATTTAACTCAAGAAAATGATATTAATGGTTTTTCTGAAAGAGCAGAAAGAGATGTTTGGGTTACATTGAGAAAAGGATCTGCTGGAAGTTTATTATGGTCAGGCTATTTAATACCTAATTTAGATATAAAAGAAGATGTTTCTTATCCCTACGTATCAACTTTAGTTTTTGTTGATGGGATTGCAAGTCTAAAAGAAATTCCTTTTTTAAGAGAAACAAATAGCGAAACAACTGCGGTTCCAACCTTTCCTTATGTTAAAGCTGATACTTATGCCAATGCTGGTTATAGACAAATAATTGGATATACTGGAGCTTGGATTAAATTAATTTTAGATAATACTGGAATGGTTTTAGAATCTGATGAAGCAAGCCCTGGAGCTGGATTAGAAAATTATGTTATTCAAACCGCTGTTAATTGGTGGAATGAAGATATGGGAACTGGGCCAGAATTAGCAACTTGCCCTTTATCTCAAACTAAAATAAATGTAAGTGATTTTTACAGTGTTTCAGATGATAATGAATATACCCCTCCAAACACATATTCTGTATTGGAAAGTATTTGTAAATCCTTTAATATGAGATTTTTTTACTGGGAAAATAGATTTCATTTTGTTCAAATTTCAGAATATAACACAAATGAACAAGGGTCAGCTCCTTATACGTCCCCTGTAAATATTCCAACAAGAGAATTCTATTATACAGGATCATTTAAAACAAGTAGAAACTATTTTGGAAACACTAATCATTCTTTATACCCTCAAGTTATTGAAACTGGAACAACAAATGGAGGATTACAGAAATTAGCAACTACTCAATATGAAGCTTTGCCTGCAATAAAAAGAACAAAAACTACTTACTCTGAATTAGCTGGAGGGAATTATTTTAATGGTTTTCCTTTATTTTTAACTCATAATACTGTTTCTGGATTACCAACTACATGGCCAACTGATGGACTTTCTCATGATTATACTCAATTTTCTCAATCTGGTCAAGAGTATAACATTATGACTTTAACAGATGCTGATCAATTAGCTGGTTTTTTATGTAGAATATATTGCTCTTTTTCTAATACTTCAACTGCTCAATTAAATATGGATTCATTATGGACCATTAGAGCAAAACCATCAACATCAGCTTGGGCAGATTCAGATAATATGACTTTATACAAATTTACTGGAACTCCTGCAACTTCTGAATTAAAATGGATGACTAATGAATTCCCTTTGCTTAATAATCAACAATATATTAGAAACACAAGGGGAGTCCCTGCTGGATGCAATGATTTTGTGATAAGTATGTTTGATAGTGCTATTGATAGTATATGTGATAACACTGGGAATTTAATACCTACTGACCCTGCATTTGTTGGAAGCTGGGATTTTCAATTCTATACATTTACTGAATATGATGATAACAGACCCAAGCCAATGTATGCTTATAGTCAAACTTCGGGTTATTCTCAT